AATCTCTCACAATGTATTCGTCAATAGCATAACACAATACATCAACCATATCGTCGTGAACATCATTTGGAAACGATGCACATTGGTCTATAAATACTTCGTTCCAACCTCCCTTGACTAAAAACACCTTTCCAGAAGCCAAAGCGGGTTGCGCTGATTCAACACGGGTCATCTTTCCATCTGCAACCGCTTTCGAATTTATCTTTCTGCAATTAAAGTTCCCGTATTCTGGTGACCGTAACATTGAATAAAAACCATATCCCGACGCTTTCATTTCTATAAATACGCTCGATGTCCCTTTATATCCCGATGATTTCAAATAAGGAACTATGTATTTTAAATAGGCGTGTAATTCCTTTCTAACTCCGTGACAATCGAAAATATATAGATTCCCTTTGTAAAAGGAACAAGTTAATTGTGCGCTTTCGTCGTTCTGTACTTTCTCGGTAAATGCTCCATCAATGAAGAAATCTTTCTTCACCGCATCTGGATTAAATGGAAGTTCGCTTTTTGCAATGACTTGAAACCATTCACGCTTGATTTTGTTTCCAGATTTCGGGGACGGTCTTTGTTGACCCAAAGAGGCGAATGTTTGCGGATTCCTGTTTCTTTGCTTTATGTGCTTTTCTGCTGAGTGTTTACTTTCCCACAAAGCTTCGTCAATTTTTCGTGGGTCATCGTATTTCAGTGCGTTTGCGAATGGTAGCTTCTCTTCTTTTAGGGCTTGAAAACAAATAACTGTCCATTCGTTCGCCTCTTCTTCATTATAAAATTCTGATTTCGGATTAAACAACCTCCCCGCCAAATCGTCTTCATGCCACCTTGTAAACAACATTAATTGGCTCGAGTCATTGTGCATACGGGTTAAGAATACATCGTTGTACCAATCCCAAAGCCCGTCACGGTATGTTTTTGAATTGGCTTGCTTACGGTCTTTTATCGGGTCATCAATGATTCCGTAGTCAATAGAATCCCCCGTCATCGCCCCGCCTATCGATACTGCCTTAAAAAAACCCTTGTATTTTACCGTTTCAAAATATGTGTTGTTCCGCAACTCGTTTGTAATCTCAATTCCTTTTGCGGGCAATACAACGTTTGGGTATAGACATTTAAATTCGTAGCTGTCTATAATATCTTGGCAAGCCCTGTTGAATTTCGATGCTAACTTATCAGAATATGAAGCTACTACAATTTTCGCCTTTGGCTTCATTCCAAGTATTTTGGCGGGCGTATTTATTGATGACATGAAGGACTTTCCATGTTGAGGGGGAACAAATATTGCAAGTTTTTTAATTTTTCCGTCAATCCATAAATCCAAAGCGTCATAAACTATTTTATGAAACCATTCTATGTCAACATCGGAATTTACTAGGGTTGCAAAGTGTGTTAGCTTTCTTTTTGCTAATACACAATGCAATCTAAATTGTTCTTTATATGCTTTTATTAGTTCTTCCCTATCTGTCATTGCCCTTTTTTGATTCTTTTACTATTCTTTTCCATCATTTCCAAAATGTCCGCATCGCTCATGCTATCCAATTGATTTTCAAGTTTAGACTTGTCCTGTACTTGTATCATCATTCCGAATCCATCTTTGCGCCCCAGACGGTCAAGCGTATAAAGTATTGCTTTCTCTGACTTCTTTTCCAAAAGATGTTTCAACCCTTCTTTTGCTAGGTCTAACATAATATCATTTCCCTTATTCATTTCGTCATCAAACTCCTTGTCCTGTTGCCTCCAATTCCAAATCGTGACCCTTGTTACCTTACACGCTTTTGCAATATCCATTGTGCAACCCGCATATTTATCTACAAGCATTTTTAATTTTTCTGTACTTGGTTTCTTTTTACTTGCCATGTTTTTAAATTTTGGTCTTCACCGTGTGTACTAAGTTAATTCAACCCCTTATTTTACTGGATTTTCGTTTTTATTAAAACCCCAAAAACACCCCGTTTGAGGTGTTTTATTTTTCTATAGGGTTAAGTGCGTTTAAATTTCCCCCTTTTTTCTCCTTTATTTTACTTCTTAACTTATTGATTTACAGAAACATTAACCTAATGCCCGTGAATCTTACTTATGTATGGCGGGTGTTCTCTGTACTCCATTTGTTCGCCCTTTTCACTCTCTTTTGGCTTGTCCTGCTCCAATTTGATTAAAAATGCTCCTATTTCTTGCGGGAACTGATACCCGTATTTTTCCATTACCTCGAAAAACATTATTGGGCTTTTCTTTGATAACTCATAATCTACTGGGTCAATCTTTTTTCCAGTAAACCCGCCTTGTGCAAATGGTTTTTCTGTTTTTATTCCTAATTGTTCTGCTGTGACAATCCTTCCCGTGCTTATCTGTAAAAATTCGTTTTCATTCCCTGTTTTATAAACAACCCCGTAATCTTTGTAGATTCCTGCAAACAAATCTAAATGCATATCGAACTTCTCTTGGTTGCTTATTGCTTTCTTGTCTTTCTTTTGCTTCTTGTGGCGGTTGGTTAATTGTGTGCCGTGTGTGTTTTTGAACATGTAATTTCCCATAATTTCACTTTAAATAAATTGTTATTTCATCCTCTGTTATTGTTTCCTCGTCAATCAAATAATCCCCAAATCCTATCTCTTCTTCGCTTATTATCACAACTGTACTTGCGTACTTCATTTGATTTACAGATATTCTATTTTTAACATCGTCAATGTCTGGAACTTTAAAAATTATACTATCCGTGTTTATCTTGTAAACTACCTCTTTGTTTTTCCTAAAGAACTCATTTGCCGATGTTATACAAATACTCCTTCTTCTTGCTTTAATTTTTCCAAAATGTGCATGCAAATTATTTTTCCTTATTGCTCCCATTTTTACTTAATTTTACCTTGTATGTAAAAAATTTGATTCTCTGGTGATTCATGTTTTTTCCAATTATCTGATGCTAATTCCTCCGAATATCTCTTTTTTTGCTCTTCTGTTAATATTTCCCATGCCTCTTTTTTTCTTTCTTTAACATTGTAAGTTATTGAAGTATTTGTCGATTTACTGCTTTTGCTTTCTTGCCTTTCAATATCTCTGTCTATTTTTTCAATCCAAGCCACACAAACGGCTGTTAATTGTATTAATTCCTCTCTTCTTTTGTGAATATCAAAAGCTGAAATAACTTCGCTCATTTCTTCAATTGCTATGTCTGCATAAGTTCCAAAACCTCCCGAAAAAGCTTCGTCACATTTATTTTTTGCTTCCTCTTCTGTTGGTATTCCGTAAATAACACACATCGCATTTGGCTGAATTTCCGCTTCTATCAAATTATCATACAGACAAGGCGGGTTTTGTTCTCCAAATTTTTCATTTTGCCTTTCCCTTTCTTTTCTAATTTCTCCAAATATTTTTTCCATGTTTTTACTTTTTGTTGTTGTTTATAAATATTTCATTTTGTTCAAAAACCCATCCCATTAAATACGCTTGCGGTTCGTCGTTATGCCTGTCCAATTCAATCATTCTGTCAATGAAAACTGCATTAATAAAGTGAATGCATTCATGCGCTATTATTGAATTACTCACTTCTTTTCCGTATGCAATCACATATTCTGTTTGCCCGTTTTTTAAATCATTTTTAAACATGCAAGCCGAAAAACCTTCCATATTTACTTTTAAATTGTATTCCTTTTTTACCTCTTCCCAGTCGTCACTTTGCACCATAACCAAGTGGTCAAAATACAACGGTATTTTTACTTTCTTGATTCTCATTTGTGAAATATTGATTTTGGTTTTTCGAAATCCAATGGGCTTTTTCGTCTTGTCTCCTTTGGTTCTGTTTCTATTTTTACTACTTCAAAAACTTGTTTATCCGCAAGCGAAGCGAGTTTGTTTCTTAATTCCTCACTTGCAATAAAAGTTCCCGAATAGGTGTGTTTTCTTGGCTTGTTTTCTTGGTTTACGTTGTTTAAACGTGGGTCACATTCTAGGTTTGACGCTCCAATAGGCATTGGACAATTACATTGGCTTTTGGTAACCAATCTTTCAATCTCTCTTTTAACTTCGTTGCTTCCCGCTCCGATTATGCCAATTTTTATTTTTTTCATTTCTATCCCTTTGAAATTATTATTATACAAATTTAAACAAAAAACCCGTAACAATTGAAATTCAATCGCTACGGGAAAAATACTTGAAACTCTTTTTACATTATGGCTGTACAAATATAATTATTTACGGCAACGTAACAAGACTTTTTTTCAAATGGATTAACCCGCCTTTTTTTGAATGTTCCTTAAGCATAGTCAAAAAGTTATCCCGCATTTTCTTTTTGTCTAATCGGCTGTGTTCTGGAAAAGTTTCTTCAACATCGTCCGTCACTTGCTTTTCGATTATTTGCCACTCTTTATTGTTTCTTGGCTTTATGAAAATGAAGTCGAAATCTATTTTTTGACTGACTTTATAATCCTTCGAAACTGCCATCCCGTTGCATTCTTTATTTTCGCATGAAATCTGTATCGGGATTCTGCCTGCGTCCCTATTTGCGGTTTTTACTTCCTCCCCGCATGACGGACAACTAAATATGTTTTTCTTCATCTGCTTGCTCTGTTTTTGCATCTACAACGTGCATGTTATTAATTCCCGATTGATAAACTGGTTCTTCTGGCTGTATTTCTGCCCGCATTTGATTTCCGTTATAACCGTATGCAATTTTTAAAAGTACGTTCACAACTTCCGATGTCGTCAAATTTCCGCCCGTCTCGCTTGCTGTTTCTTTAATTGCCATTCCTACGCTTGCCATTAGTTTGGCGATTCTTTCTTCTTGGTTCATTTCTCTTGTTTTAAATTTATTTATCTGTGAATTTTATATACTCTGGATTTACGGTGTGAATTTGTCCGTTTTCATCCTCTACAATCCCAACCGTTCCAGAAATAACCCCGTCAATTCCTTTTGAAATTATTTCCGTTCCCCATTTGTGAAATATCCCTTTAAAATATTTACCTACTAAATGTTCACACCCTTTACCCTCTAATCTTCTTGAATCCACTTCACATGGTCTTTTTCTCTTTTTCATTTTCTTAAAAATTAGTTGAACATAATAATTCAAATTCATCCGAATCCATACCCCCAATAAACTGAAATAACGAAACTAGCTCACCATCTTCGAACTCTTCACAATAAACACTTATTTCTTTTGTTTCCTCCAATGTTATTTCCTCGATGCTTTCGATTAAATTAACATCTTCCCCGTACATTTCGAAATATTGTTCTCTTAAATGCTTTTCGTTTTTTGCGCTGTAATGCTCTGTTTCTCCTTGCGCTTTTACTACAAATATTGCCATGTTTTAAAGTTTTATTTATTAAAAATTTCCCTCTCCTTTTTCGTCAACCGTAAACATTGCGACGGGCTGAAATCCATGTCCCAACATTTTTAAAAACAATGGTCTCCCCGCATTCAAAGCCTCCAAATCTTCTTTGTTTGGAATCCAACACGTTAAAAAATACGGGAATCCGTCGTTGTCTACTGCTTTTTCCGCATGAATTCCGTAACATTGTTCGTCGGTCATGTCTTTCGGTTTTACTAAATGAATGTTTGACCCTTCAAAATCAACTGACATCATATCTTATTATTTTTAAAATTAATCGTTTTTAAGCCTCTTTTTTCTTTTTCTGCGGTTTGTCTATCTCGTCAACGAAATATCGCCATTTAAACCCCTCCTTGATGTTCTCATTGCTAAGAAAGTGCCATGTAAATAAATTGTAATTGTACCAACCCACCGTTCGAACTCTTCCTATCTTGCAATAGACTAAAACATCTACCGTTAAATTGTTTTGTGATTGGCTTAATTCGTCTGGGAAATCATTTTCCCCGAACCATTCAATTTTAATACTCATTTATTGTGTTTTCTAATTCAACAAATACCGCTTTTAATCCTTTTGTCAAGTCCTTATAAAGTTGCTCCATTTCTTTATTTTCGAATTTCACTTGGTTTAAATCAATCGAATCTTTCAACGACAAAAACAAATCCAACATTTTTGCTTTGTCTTTTTTAATCTTCTTTTGTCTTAAGGCTTCTTTTTCCGCATATCCTTTTTTTTGCTTCATGTCGTTGCAAATCTCTTTTATTTCTTCTTCCGACATTTCCGCTATCATTTGCCTATTATACGAATGCGCACCCAATCCGCACCAAACCCCGTTTTGACAAATCAAACCTACTTTTTCCAAAAGTTTTATTCTTGCGTCAATTGTTTTGTCTTTTTCGGCTTGCAATCTGATTCCCTCTTTTTTCTTTTTCTCCAAACCTTCGTTTAGCGTTTCTGTTTTCTCTGCAAATGCTTTTTCGACTCTCTCTTTCATTTTGTCGAACTCTTTTTTCACATCTTCCAAACATGATTGCGACAAAGCTTCTTCAATCTCTTCTTTTGTCGTCACGAAGTTTTCAACTGTCATTTGAAAAACCAAATCCAAAAGTCCTTCGCCTAATTCAAAAATCCTGTACTTTTCATTTTTGATTATTTCGGCAATTACAAATTCCTCTCTAGCAATAGCCTTGTTTATGTACTTTTCTTTTTCTTCGTTGAATTTTTCAATGTGTTCCCCAAAATCAAATTCAATTCCGAAAATCTCTTCCACATGTTCTTTTATTCCTTTTTGCTCTGGGGCTTTTACGTACACTTCTATCGCTTCTTGTGCTTCAATTATCAAAGTGTTTATTTTGGCTTCTTGGTCTTTTTTAAGGTTGTCAACCCTTGTTTTTTCTTCGCTCCTTAAACTCTCTGTTTTTACTTGTAATTCTTCCGTTCTGGCTTCCAAAATTTCTTCAAACATAAAATCAAATTCAAAAAACTTTGATTTATCTACTTTCGCATGTTCAACAAATTTTCGTTCCGTTTCCTCGATTGTCGCAAACTCCATTTCTTCAATGGTCTTCCCCAATAAAATATTCACCTCTTCTATTTCTGCCTTAATTCCGTCCGCTCTTTCTTTCGCCTCTGTTGCTAATCTCTCCTTTTCTATCGCTTCTTTATCTTCGAATGCTTTTATTGCTTCGTGTTGTTTGTTCTCTGGAATTTCTGGGATAAGTACTAAATAATCTATAGTTCCCTTTACAAACTCTCCCGCTTTTTTTAACATCCCCAAAAGTGTTTTTTCTTGACTTTCGCTTTTCCCACTTGTCCGAAGTCCTAACCTTGCGTTTCTTAAATTCGCTTCCCTTTCCTTTGCTAGTTTCAAACTTGCTTTGTCCGTTACTTCAATAAATGGGTTTTGCTCCACAATCTTTCTCAAATCCTCTTCGCATCCCTGTAATGCAATGAATTTGTTTTCGTCAACTTTTGCAAGTTCGTAATTTGGTTTCTGTACTTGCTCTTCTTTGATAATTTCAGCCGTTAATGTCTTTGTTGATTCCATGTTTTATTTTTTTATGGTTTATTTTTTATTATAAAATTTTAATTAATCAATTGTAAAAATCCCTCTTTTGTAAAGTTCAAATACTATTTCCGCTTCGTGAAAAGCATCATCCGCCCCCCTGTGTTTTTCAATATAGTCATTGTTCGGGAAAAAGAAATCGTATGCCTCTTGTACGTTTGGCGTTTTGTAGTTGTTATATCCCGCACGAACCATTTTAACTGTAGGCGGAATTTGTAAAACATCAACGCTTAACTTCATAGGACAAGCAAGTTTTTTCGGAAATACAAAACCTCTATTCTCTAAAAATCCAAAATCAAATTTGTTATTAAAAGCAGTTGCCCCCAATGGATAACGATTTATTATTTCCTGTATTTTTGGTTGCAATACAAATAGTTTTTTCGATTGCCTTATGTCTTCAACCGTAATGTCTGAATTTTCCACAATCCAAGAATCTTCAACCTCCTTCAATGTGATTCCCGCTTCGTGGCAAAACTCACTAAAAATTATTTCCCTTTCCCCTGTTTCCAAATCCAATTCTACTATTCCTATTTCAATTATCTTCCCGCCTTTTTCCAAAAAATGCGTTGTTTCAATATCTATAATTGCTATTTTCATTTTCTCTTTTTTTATAAAATTATTACTCACTAACTCAACTATATTTTTAGGAAAGTTACTTGGATTCTTTAATACTTTTTTACTGTATTCACCTAAAACCCTAACCGTTTTTTCTTCCAACTTATCCCCGAAATTATCTATATAATTTTGTGCTTTTTTCAAGGCTTCATTTGAAAGTATAAAATTAAAATACGTTTGCCTTAATATAAATTCTTTGACTTCAAAATCTTTTATTATCTGGAATCCCCCACCGCTAAAAGTCTCAAATACTAGCTTTATAACATACCCTTTGTAATTATGCCTCGATTGATTTCTTTTCACTTTTCCTTGTTTTTAAATTCTCTGTCAAAATATCTTTCTGCAAAATAAACTGCTTGTTCTTCGTATGCTATACGCCCTTTTAATATATCACTGAAAAAATCAAAAAAACCTACACTAAACTTTATGTAATCCTGTTTTTTATCCCCTCTCTCTTCTAATAATTCATTTAATGCGCTTTGCATCGCAAATCTAACTTCAACCTCATAATTTCCTTCTAATTCTGGTTCTGGATATAAAGTTTTGTTACTTTTTATATTAATTTTTCTGGTTTTTGGAAAAATAACCCATTCCATATTTAGATAATCTCCGTTTTTAATTTCTTCGTAAACTTCAATCCAATTTTTACATTGTGGCGGTAGCTTGTTTTTCATCTTTACTTATTTTTAAGTTTGTCAATTCTTTTACAATTTCGCTGTTTGTTTGACTGAAATTTGTTTGCGCTTTCCACTCTTCAAAGCCTGTATGTACCGAAACATTAACCCCGTGTTCAATGTGTTTTACCGTCGCTTTGTTTCTAGTTATTTTTTGCATCGTTGGCGACAAGTTTTTAAAAGCCTCCGTTTTCTCGATGTGATGCATTGTGATAATAATAGTTTTTCCCATGTTGTT